TTAACTTTTGTCCCCAGTTAGTAGAAACATCTAGCTCTGGTTTAGTTAAAGATAAATTGGTTGTTGTGGTATCTGCCATTATCCTGAAGCCTGTTTATCTAATTCTGTATATGTAGCTGTAGAAACTGTTTGCTCGGTCCAAACTCCGTCTGCCACAGATTCTTCGGAAAAAGTTGTTGCAGCTACCTGTTCTTCTTCCCATTTTAAACCACCAAGAGCAACAAAACTACTTGTTCCTGTTATGCCACCACCGCCTTGCATAACTAATTGTCCTTGACCAACAACAGCAGTAGATACTTCTGAACTTGCTGCACCTTGTAAGACTATTTGTCCTGTACCTACTAAGTTAGAAACTGCCGATATAGAAGAAGATCCTAGATCTATTTGTATGCCAACAGCGACAAAACTTGACGCACTTATAGTGTCCGCAGATCCAAGAAGTATTTTTAAACCAGCAGCAGAAGCACTAGAAGTAACAGATACAGCACTTGCACCAAGATTAATTTTTGACCCATTTGCAGTTACAAGCGAAACGCCTGTAATTGCTACAGAACCAAAATCATATTGAAGGTTATTCCAATTAGACTTGTTGTAACGCCCAAAGTTATAAGTTTGTTCAGACATTACTCTAGGTCAGGGTAATATCTACTTCACCCGCATTGAATCTAAATACATCTCCTGAAGCTACTGTTTTATTAGCAGTTAAACTTGCGTAAGCTAATAAATTACCACTTGTACTGGCATCAAATATACCTACAGCTACTACAGTTCCATAAGAAGCCGTAGCAGTTGGGTATTCAACAGCAGAAGAATTAGTAGCTAGTGTGCCTGTTCCTGAAACACTAAAAGCCATAGTTTGCCTGGCATACGCAGTACCAGATGTAGAAACTTCTGTACCACCCCCAGTATCAGATGGAGCGACAGTATATAAAGCTGCGTATAAAGTTGTTGGAGATGTAAACGAAGTGTTAGTGAAAACATGCTTCATAATTTTATCTTCTAAGTAATCTGTAAATCCCGCCATTTCTACCTCTATGTGTTATCCATATAATATATATTTTTTTTCCTTTTACCATAAGTTCTTCTTCTTGGTAAAAGAGATCCTTTTCCAAATTGTTTTTTCTCCTCTTGGTCCTCTAATTCTTTTATTGCTCTCTCAAAATATCTTTCAAACAATGGCACTCTTTCATCTTCCATAAGAAAGATTGATGCGTGTTTCAATGCACCATACAAATATAAATCTGAATGATTTGTAGAAATAAAGTTAGATGTATTGCTGTCACTTAATGCAGATATTTTTTCGTAGTAAGTTAATTGCAATGTGTAAGATTGGTCTGGTGTTGGTGCTAATTCAAGCGTGTTATCTACAATAGAAAAATACATGGGTTGTCCAGATCTATTGTTGTTGCTTTTTCTGTATAGATCCAAAGATTCTATTGTTTGTTGCATGAGTGGTCTGAAGTTATTAGAAGTTATTTCTATGTTTATTGCTTCTAACCAATCAGTTGGTAAAGATAAATATTGACCATCTGCTGTGGCCGTAGCTCTTTTGACCATATCAGAAGTTCTTAATCTTCTGTTTAATTCTGCTTCTGTTTGATCTATAAAACCATCAAGTTCAGATGTTAAATCACTTCTGTTTAAGTAACTTGCAATTTTTGTTTTTAATTCTGAATAAGTCATACTTTGCCCTGCCAAACTCTAAACATTTTATTATCTGGATTGTTAAGCCATCTTTTCAAATGAGATTTATCTCTAATAGATCCTTCTCTTAGCATTTTATTATATATGACCATAGGTATTTCTGCGACAAGTCGCATATCTTTACCTGGTTTTAATTGACTTAATTTTTTTACATTGTCCAGGACAGGCTGAACATTTTGTGAGTGATGATAAATATGTTTGTCATCTTCAGTAACAAAATCAGATTTGCCACCTACTGTAAAACTTATTGTTGTTGTTTTTTTTGACATCTTAAAAAAAGGGGGAGTGTGAGTTAATTATAGGAGAACTCCCCCTTTATTTAGCTTATGAAGTTGATAAGTCTGCAACTAAACCATGAGCCTTTTCGTTGCTCATTTCTAGTCCATACTCAACAAGTAACATCTTAGTTTCAGCATCACCAATAGTTGAAATATCAGTAGTAGTGAAATCTCTAAGATAAGCAACTTTAGCAAAATCAGGATCTACTAACATAGCTGTTCTTGCTCTACTAACATTAGTAGGAACAACTTGTAGTTCACCAAAATCACCAGAATAGATAGAAACAGATGCTTCAATAGTGTTTGCATCTATCATCTGTCTAGCTGTTGATCTACCACTAAATCCTGAAACAACTGATTTTACATGAGGACCAACAATTAACATTGAAGGTTCACCACCATTTGTAAAAGCGGATTGTTGCACAGATTTAATCATTGCTTCAGAAAAAGCTCTTTGCGTACCATCTGTAGGGGCAGCACCGTTACCGTTACCAGCACCGTTTGTACCTCTTGAAACATTAGTTTCAATCCAGGTTTCAAAACCACCAGTTTGTCTAACAGTTGTAGCATTACCAGCGTTTTTAGCTGTATTACCAGTAAGGGCAACTTCCATATCTTTCTTTAAGACTTTCGCCATTAAAGCTAGTTGGTGTGCCATTTCTGACCTTTTACCAGCCGCATCAGAAGCATTTTGCGTACCTGTTACAGTAGCATCTCTGCTGCTAATTTGACATATATTGCTTTCTCTAACAGTAGCAGTAGAAGCTGATCTAGAAAGTTCAAAACCTTCTAATTTACCAGTACCACTTGCAGTTGGTAGAGATTCAGTTTGCCAATCAAATTGAACATTGTTGACATTTGTTCTGCCTATTGCACTCATAAATGGAGTAGCCGTAGGGGAGATATTATAGATTACATCTGATAATTCTTCTCTATCAGCAGTCGCAGTATAGGTGTCGAAGGCATTTGTGACCTTAGCCATTTTAATACTCCTCTGGCTTTCGCCAGGATTAAATTAAATTTTCAAATACTTTAGCCGCATCTTGCACTTTGCCAGATTTGGCCAACCTTTTTTTAGCCACCGATGCACGGGTTCGAGATTTCTTAGTGTTTACTGTTCCTGGTTTTGCAACTTTGGACACAACTTTTTCTTTAGGTTTTTTCTTAACAGCCTTTTTAGTTTTATGATTTAACCATGCTTCTCTTAATCCATGTAAAGCACGATAATCAATAATCATATCTATTTCCTGGTCTGTATAACCTAAAACATTAACAGCATATTCTTTTATAGAAGCCTTTTCAGATTGTGCTTTATCAGCATTTTTCCATTCGGGTACAACCTCTAAAATCTTTTTGTTGCTGAACTCAAGGATGGTTTTCTGTTCTTCAAGAAATTTTTCTTCTTGTTCCTTCTTCAACCTTTCTTCCTCTTGCAAAGCAATATCTAAAGTTTTCTGTGTTCTATCCCAGCGTTCTTTTTCTTGAACATACTTGTAAGGATCTTCCTCACTTAGTTTGGCCCAATCGGGTTCTTCACCCATGCTACCAGCAATAACCGCTTTTAATTTCGGTACCATCTCTGCATACGCAGCTTTTTCTTGCTCAACCTCCAAAGATCTTTGGTCTAAAGTTTGTTCCTTCTCCGCAACCTTTTGAGTTTTTCGAGTATAGTCTTGCTGACGAGAATAGCCATTGATAAGTTCTTCGAGTGTGACCTCAATTTCTACACCATTAACTTTAACGGCATGAAGTGCAGGTTCCTCTATTTCTTGCTCAACTTCTGTTTGTTCTTCGTCTGTTTCTTCGAGTTCTGATTCTTCAGATTCTTCCTCTAATTCTTCTTCATCTTCTTCCGATTCTTCTTCTTCAAGTTCCTCATCTTCAAGATCTTCAGTTTCTTCAGTTTCCTCTTGGTCAACAATTTCTTCTTCTTCAAGATTTTGTTTTTCTTCTTCCTCTGGATTTAGAAAACTCTCAAGAGAAGAAACTGCTTGTTCCATCTCAGATTGTAATGCAATCGGTTTATCCGTTGTTGCCATATTTAACCTCGTTTAGTTTGTATTTTATAATGAATTTCTTATCTTTTGTATATTTGTTTTAGTAAGTTTACCTTTTTCGATAATGATTCTTAGGTGTCTTTCTATTTCTGGCAAAAGGGATATTGCCCTGTGAAGATCCTCTCTCCAGGTAACATCTTCAAGTTTATTAGAATTTTTCCAATGTGCTATATATTCTTTCTCAAGGTTTTGGATTGCCAATTTAAAAACTTCGCTTTTTAAAATGTTTTCTGCTTCTTGGGATTCTCTTACTTCTTTTTCAGTTACCATTATTAAATAGATCCAAATAAACCTTTAAAGGCTCCTGGATAAAGAGTTTGAAACATAGATAGTCTTTGAGATATATCTGGTTTTTGAACATTTCGTTCTGCAAGATTCATTTTATCCATGTCTAAATTAGGAAGTTTGCTAAAGTCTATAGTGTCTAGCATTTTGTTAAGTTCCATCATGGATGGTGAAACTTTTTCTTTCATAGGTTTTTGCATCATTGGGTTACCCATTGGTGCAGTCATTCCTGGTTTCATTCCTATAGACATCATTAAAATAAACTACTGTATGCAATAGGCAATAACAAAGAAATTATAATTCCTGCTATCCACCATAATCTTTGTGAGTGTCCTTCAATCAATGCTTCTATGCGATCAAATCTTTCATAAGCGTTTTTCCAGCGTTCCCCGCATACTTGCTCGTGCGTTTCTATTTGACTAGCTACTTGATTGACTGTTGTTCTTGGCATTAATAACTCCATATTGTTGGTCTTAATTTTCCGCCTTTTTTAGTACCAATATCTAAATGAATAAACCTGCTACCTAACTTTCCTTTTTGACTTACGCCTATTCCAGTAAACCCATGTTTACTCGCATTTGTGACAATTTTAAATGCTTCTTCGGATTTACACAATATATCTACAGCTATGCCTAAATTGTGTGTTCCTGGAAATGGTTTATTTTTTTCTGCATCATGGTTTTTACATCTGTAACCAGAAGTGATAACAAACGGAAATCCAAGTTCCGTTCTTAATCCTTGAAGTTTATTTATAAGTTCATGTGATATGTTGTTTTCTCCACAATGCCTACAAGCAAATTCTTCTAACTTAAAGTTTTTCCAAGCCATTAGTTACCCTTTGTTACTTTTTGTATTTTTTCTACAGACCTTAAACCTGCCATGCCGAGCATCGCCATCAATATTGTAGATAATTGAGTAAAATCAAACTCAGGTAACTCAACTTGAATACCTGCTATACCTACAGCAAATTGAATCATAGGCGCAAGAATGAAATGGTAAAGCATAGCCAGACTGCACACCCATCCAACGCTCGGTCTCCACCCAGCTACAAACCAACTCTTACTGGCAGCTTCAATCTTGTTAACTTCTATTTGTGCTAGGTTAGCAGTTTGTAATTGTGTCTTGAGTTCATGTTCCAGTTGCATTTTTAGGTTCTTATCTGCAACAAATTTATTAAGTACGCTACCAGCTATGCCGACAACTGAGTTGGTTATTGGATCTGCCATTAGTCTTTCCTTTTATCTTTTTGATTTGCTTTAGCTATCTTTTCTTTTTCAATTAAGTTAGGTACGCCCAGGATTGTTTTTAGCAATATGTCCTGGCGTATAATTTCGTTATCAACAGACCTTACTCTGTCAATAAGTTGTATAAGAATTTGTGTTTGGGAATCAAGTTTGGAATCTAATCTTTTTTCGACTGCCTGGAGAGATTCGTTTATTTTGTCATCGACTACATCTATTTTTTGTTCCATGCCGTTTACTATTTTATTTAACAATTTCCATAGAAAAAAACCTAATCCGAGAGTTGCAGCAATGGGAAAACCAACTTCATTTATTACTGTGACAACTTCATTCATTGGCCCATTATAAGGCTAAGTCACTTACTGTGTGATTTTTGTACTGCAAAATTAGCAGATAATGAGGCCCCCTTATGCTTAACAAACTTTCCTGAATGTTTCATTAATTTATAACTACCATTTTTTTGTTTCATCCAATGATAACCTTTAGGTGCTTTTACCTTCATTTTTTCTTTTTCCTAAGTTTTTTGAAATCAGCACCAGTTATCTTGTTTCTAGG